GTAGACAATTTATTTTATGTTTTTTTGCCAAGATAGTAAGTGTATTGAGCGTATCTATTGCGTCGAATAATATTTTATTTGAGTCGTAATACTCAAAGTCTAAATCAATAATTATGTGGGAAGGATAACATGGTATATACACTTCTTTTTTGTTGATTAACGCAATAATCCCGATTGTTTTGTAATTATAATGAATGACCTGTTTTAGTACACGCGAACCTGTAATACCAACGATTGTCTGTATTAATTCCAATGCGGACACATTTCGTTTGTAATCGAATTTGTCTGGCATACTTGGTTTCAACGCACAACCTTCTACTAATTTATTTTTAATGTCTGTAAACAATGAATGTAGCGTTGTTTCAGATATTAATTCCGAATAATCAAAAAGATGTTTGACGGTATCGTCTTTGTTGTTATACATTACGATTGGCTCGAAGAACATATTTTCTTTATAGAGCATTATTGTTGGTTTTAGTTCGGAGAATATTTCATTTGTGAAAGTATTTTTTGGACATACCAATTCAATCTTATCTGTAATATCATCCTGTGGTGAATTGAAAATTACCATATTTACACCATTTTTAAACAACACACCCGCATTATTCTTATTGTTTGGTTTGCATATGAAATCCCATAAATAACTATAATCAATCTTGATGCTGTCATCTTTTAAATATTTAATAAAATTAATGTACGAGTTGATTAACTTCTCTCCCATATTTTCCAACAAAATGAAGTCATTGATAATATTATCGTTTATAGATTTTACAATTTTTTCTTTTTTCTTTTTATTGACAGGTTTCGTTTTATCGTAAAACAAATTTATCAACGAACCTTTAAATGCTATTATAAATTTTGTAATGGTTATGTTTTTAACCAGCGTATTTTTAAATTGTGTCAGTGATTTTCCTGTTATTTTTGCAATATTCTCAAGAAAGGACTGGTTTTTGTTTTTACGAACGCCCAATCTTAATAGACACGATGCGTTTGTTTTTAATGAATAATCTTTTGGAGGGTTGTTGTAGCAAATCGATACTGTATCATACTGTATAAATTTCTGTAACGATGGTTTTAAGTACCCGAATGAATCTTCGGCTTTTAGTGGGAATTCAAACAAAAATGGTTTTATCTTTTTCTTTTGCGCTGTTACAACCGGTACAGGTTTACTCTTACCTTGTGGCTTCGTCTTTGCGATGATGTCAACATTTTTTGCCGGCTCTGCTACAACTGGACTTTTTGCGGACGGATTCATACATTTCTTTAACAGTTTGTTATTTTTCTTTTTTTGTAGCAACTCGTCTAACTCATCCCTGGATGGATTTTTTGACATTTTCTTGTTTTTTGGAATTAAATCAACCTTTGTTAATTTTTTGGAATCGTTCTTTGCCTTATTAATATTTGCTATTTTGATTTTTCCGTTCTCTTCTTTTATATTAAATGATGGCCCTACGCCTTGCCATTTATTTTTGAAGTCGTTCAATTTCTTGTTATCTTTTTGAGATCCCTCAATCGTTATATTGCCTTTATCATTACCGGGTATATACAAATGCTCGTAATATTGTGCCAATCCTTTTTTATTCTTTTCTCTGTCGGCATCGGATTCGTCGGGAAATCCTTCATGTTCCAATGGAATTTGAGAACAACACGGCGCGCACAGTCCCTTTGAATGTTTTTCAGCTTTCTGTAAAAAAGGGAACAATGGTTTATAAACAGTAGGATTGTACGATTTACTGGGGTTATGGTAACGGTCATCTGTTAGCTCTGCGATTCGCTTACCAGGTTGCAATGATTTTGCATTTTTCGGATTAACCGCGTCCCAACCCCCACATTCTCCTTCATTAATTTGTTTAAACGATATACTTCTAGAGTCACCCTTGTCATCTTTAAAACACCAATAACGGGGGCAAATATAATTGTAATTTCTGTATTTTATGTGACCGTCGTACGATTTTGTGTTTGATTTTTTGTCCGATTCGTTTATTTTTTTCAATTCATCATCGTTTACAATAATTGGTTGTTTTTTTGATTGCCAGGGACATGTTTTTGTATATTTTACAAAATTTTTATTTTTTTGGTCCTCTTTTGACATTACAAAAATATCTGGTTCTCTTTTTCTTAAACGGTTTGTGAACCAGTTTTTTGAACCCTTTATTTTTATAGAAGTCAAGTCCATGTTTGAATTGGACCCGCCTGACAATGAAATGGAATCGTCCAGACTAATACTGTCGCCCAGACTAATACTGTCGCCCAGACTAATACTGTCGCCCAGACTAATACTGTCGCCCAGACTAATACTGTCGCCCAGACTAATACTGTCATCATCATCATCTTCTTCTTCTTTTGACTTAACACTATCCTTTGATTTTTCAACATTGGTGGGCGATTCTTTGTCCTTATCAGAAGATGGTGCGGACGCGGTTGCGGAGGGGGTATCGTCGTCCAATCCACTCATCAAATCGAACAGGTCGTCTTCCTCGTTGTCCGACCCAAACGCGACCTTAGTTGATTCAACGGGCAGTGGATTTTCATAAATTTCTTGTATTTTTTCTATTTTTTTATCTTGTAGTTTTTTTATGCAAGATTCCAATGGAGTCTCTAATTTATTGATATTTATTAGGGCATTTATGTAGCGTTTAATAATGCCCTGAGATAAATATGCCATATCATTAATGTTTTTGATTTGAAACAGACGCTTCATTTTAATATTAACATAATCTGTGTTTTTTGTTTCGATCAATATATTAAATCCCGGATTATCTTCTACTTTAATCTTTCTGTTTTCAAATGCGTCCACTGCCAATCGGATTTCTTTTAAGAATCCATCCATTATTTCAACTGCCTTTTCTTCTGTTATATTGAAATTACTAATTACCATGTGTTTAATTTCTTCTAGTGATATCGATTCTTGTAGCTTTATGTTAATGAACGATTGTATATCATTCATTTTTTGATAAAATGAAACACGTTTGTAATTCAAATTATAGGTATTTTTCTTTTTATTCACAACTGTAAATACAGACGACGAACATTTCAAATTTTTAAATGTTAACGGGTCAATATAATCTGTCTGGAATACTACATCTATATTATTCAATTCAATGTTCTTATCATTAAGGGATTTTAAATGATATATTTTTTTCTTTTGAGTGAATCCATGAATTGTATTGATAATGTGTTTTTGTATTATACTTAGTATATGATTTTGCAATTGTATTATATCGTAATTGTTTTTACATTTCATCTTAATCTGTATGTCTCCGTTTGCCAAAATTATACAAACCATCTCTTCGTCGATGGGAGCCTTGTCTAAGTCATTGAGATTAAAATAAATCCCTATTCTGTTATTATATAACATATCCGTTGAGATAAGTTTCAGTTTCCTACTGCTTTCTTTGTTTTTAACATACAATGATGGTATTTTCAATCCTTTGTTGGATATATAATCGTCCGTGTAAAGCCTGTATATATTTTCCAATTCTTTTCCTGGATTGAATTTAATCAAAGACATTAATTTTGTAGATTTCATTTTTTTAAACATGACTTCCAATGGTAAGTCCAGCGATTCATATGGGCTAATTGTGAAATGAATATAATTAATGTTATAATTCAATGAATCCAACTCTTTATCAGAATATTCATAGAGCAAGTCGATATTCTTGTTATAATTTTTAAATGTACTATTGTATTCCTTTGTGGATTTGGACTTCAATTTTGTTTTTGATGACACAATATCCTTGGTCGATTTAATGTTTTTACTGTATAAATTTGGAAAATACATTTGAAGCAAATATTCGTCTGTAACGCCCTCGACTTCTTTGAAAAAATTCAACACGTCTTCGGCAAAACAAAAATAAATATCATTGTTATCAGGCTTATATTTGAAAAGGAGTTTCTTATTCTCTGTATTTATAAACTTTTTCATATCAGACGAAATATGGTCGTCCTCTTTTTTACATGAAAATGGGTTGGTATTAAACATATATTTTTTCCTATGGAAAGCACTGACGCCTATTGGTGTCAGAACATCGTGCTCTTTGTTCCATAGTTTTTTATTTGCATAAAAACTACTAACCCGTTTCGTATTGAAATCGTTTGGTTTTTTTAGAAAGTTTTTATTGGTGACTATATTTGAAATAAATCGCTCGAAAATATCATTTGTTAATTTAATATTATCATCTTGAGTAAGTATTTGATAATAGACACTTTGATTTAAAATATTTTTCGATTTACAAAATAAATATATCTCATCGTGCGATTGATTGTCGAATAAACTACCCAATTTGTGTTTAATATTAACCACCATGTCGTCTTCATACATTGAAATATTTTTATGAGGAGATGTGTCATCATTAAATGTATATGTTTTTTTTATATCACTACCAACTACGTGGTGGAATTTATATATGTTTGACATGTATATAAATATATTTGATTATATTTATATAAAAAAATGAATATTATAGTCGCTGTATGCAAAAACAGAGGAATCGGCATAAATGGAACCATTCCATGGAAACTAAAGGAAGACATGAAATTTTTCAGAAATAAAACAATAGGCAATGGAAACAATGCTATTATTATGGGGAGAAAAACATACGAAAGCCTCGACTGTGAACTTCCTAAAAGAGATAACTATGTAATATCTTCGTCTAAACTCACGGAAAAAACATATTCCAACTTAGTAGAGGCCAATTATGAAATAATGACAAAAAAAGAACTTTATGACGATGTATGGGTTATAGGGGGAGGAGAAATATACAACTGGTACATTAATAATAATTTAATACGCGACGTGTACATTACTAATATTTTTCAAGATTATGAATGCGATAGTTTTTTCCCTGAATTACCTAATTCGTTTGAAAAAATACAAAATGGGGATACAGTATTTTCTAAAGAAAATAATATACCTTATAACATTGACATTTATAGAAATAATTATTATGGGTCAAAAAATCATGGTTTAAAGTCGTATGATTTTTTACAAACATTGGATAAAATAGATAAATATGGAGTAGTATAATTTATGGAGTAGTATAATTTGTTATTTATAGATCAAAATATGGATTGTCCGAAATAGTCATCCCACAGTAGGGCTGTGGAGTTTTTTTATAATCAACGGGATTGTAAACACCGATTTGTTTGGATTCTTCTAATAGAAACTTAAAATTGCTCCAGAATTCGTCTGTGTGACCCACCGACTTAGTTGCTAAATGAGACAATTCATGAATGGCAACAAATGTAAGCGTGTTCTCATCAATCATTTTGTTGCCTTTTTTTGTAGTGGTCGTACAAAATGCCAACTTCTCTCCCTTATTTTCAGAATAAGCTGTATATTCGCTCGTTGGCAATGTTTCGTATATTTTTTTTGGGTTAAAATTATCAACTAGTCTCTGAACGTTCTTACGTCCGGGGTATGCGTCCTTCATATGTGCTACAAGTTTTTTCATATTGGTTGTTACTTTTGCGAGCAAGTCCGCTACTAGCTTTAATTTATCTCGTTCTCTAACACAATATTTATTCCCATCCACGTCTGAAATAATACATTTCAATTGAAATGTATCCGACTCATTGTATATTTTAAGGGTTATTATCACTACAAACATAAAAACAATTATGCCAAATATGTTTATTTTCATTATTTATATAGTATGTCTAAAATAACTATTGCAAAATTAAATATCGTCATTACTAATATTATCAGTTGTATTTATAATTATAATTTGTATTTATAATTATAATTTGTATTTATAATTATAAGTTATTCATTTAAGCACGACTGCCAATTTCTAGAGGACGTCGGTGCGTGTCAGCGGTGATAGTGCTGGTATTCCATGGACCGGTATTCAAACGAGGGTTAGGGGGTTCACTGCGAACTTGAAGGTTGGCATTACGCAAACTGGTTCCTACGGTGTTGATACCAATGTGGTGACCGGATCGCAATAAATTAACATTCATCAAATCACCGGAGCCGGATGGGTTCATTTTCGAGAATTCGGTATTTTCATCGGCGGGAAGGAGATCCTTGGGATTGGTGATTTGTTTTGAGGCACAGCTGGATGGTAAATTTTTCATATCAGTGTTTAGTCCATTAACATCTGCTTCAGTTGGAGCATCGGCAACAGAAGGTTTGTACCCGGTAGAGGCCTTTGCCTTACTTTCTGCTTCGCCTTTACGATTTCCCATACCATCGAGTCCCAGGCTGGATTTAATACGCTCATAATCCATTACAACATATACAACTGCAACTATTGCTAAAACAATCAAAAGATTACTGCTATTTTTAGATTTAAACATCGATTTGATACCTTTTAAAAAAGCCATTTATATAAAATCTAAACATAAAATTTTTTTATAAAACTCGTTTTAACTAAATAAAATAATATTTATAATCTAAATTTTATTTTATAATCTAAAAATCAAAATTCAATTCACTGAAATTTTCATCGTCTTCATCAACTTCCTGAATCATATATTTATTTTTTATTTCTCTTAATTCTAAATATGCCTGAATTGCTTTTATTTTTGCGTCTCTAGCCTTTTCCAGTGCTTGCTTATAGATATCTAAATAAACCGTGTCGGGTTTTTTCAATTGAAACATATCATCTTCTTCTGGAATATCCAATTCAACCTCTTTTATTTCTAAATTATCCGATTCTTTACTTGCGTCACTAGATTCTTCTAAATCTAATGACTGATGCCCGGTTGATTTTAAAAGTTCTCCATTATTTGGTATATTTTCATTTTCAAATGCATCATTTTCTGCCAAATTATTAATCGATGACGTATTTAATGTTTCTAAACTATCACTGACATACTCTACTGCTTCTTCTTTGTTGTCTGTATTTACTTTCTCTCCCAAATCGTTTATTAATTCTGGCGATGTTGTAATATTTTCATTTGTATCAGTTGGTGTATTTTCTTCAACCGGGTCATCGACAATTGTTAGTTCAATATTATTTTTCTTGGATATGTCTAAAGTATCGTCTGCTTTTTCTAAACCATCTGGTTGTAGCGGCTGTGTCTCGTTTTTATCGTCCGTAGTGTTTTCAGATTGTTCTTGTTCGGTTGCCAACATTTTTTTCACTGGACTGGGCTTTTTTGAAAAATTAATTAAACATTTATTGAATATAGGTTTTTCTTCTAAAACCATTATTTGTCTCAAACAATAATTAATGTGAAAACTACTGCTTGAGAATTTCAATCCAGTTATTTCAATAATGGTGATAATATTTGAACTTGGTAGAATACTATCGATTGTTATTTTTTCCTGATTGCTGTCGTACACACTTACGGATTTCTCTAAATTCTTAACATTCCCTACATATGTTCTCAAATAGAAATTTTGTTTGGTTTGTTTGATACTGTCGTTCCAATTGTATTCAATATCTTCAAGGGATGGTGGATCTTGAAACCATAACTCGTTTCTATCCAAAATTTTATCTCTAATAATCATCTCTATGTTTTCTATAAAATCAATTACATGGCTGTTGTCGTATTTAAATAGTAGGTCGCAATAGTATCGCTTGCCACTTGTAATAACTCCTTTTTTGGTAGAACATTTTGGCATTTGGAATAGAATCCGATTGCCATTTAGTGTCATTTTTGCTAAATAAGAACCGCCTTGTACTGGCGTAGGAGAGTGTAGTTTAAGTTTATGTAACGTTTGTTCGTCAATATTATTAATATCCAATAGATACTCCATTAATGTATTAAATATTATTATTTTAACTTTAATACGATATTAAATTAAAATAATAATATTTAAAAAGTATAGAAATGGATTTTAAAGAAAAGCTCTTGAAAGAATGTTTTGACATATTGGGGAGAGATGATGTGAAACAGGAAATTAAAAACATTACAAAACCATTGATTGACATAATTCTAAAAGAAATATATCCGTATATCTACATTTCCATTATATTTGTAATCATAAGTTTCTTACTAATTTTAGGGATATTTATTATATTAATGCGCGGTAAAACACCACTCCTATTCACAAACAAAAAGAAATAATAAATATAAAAATAATATAGACTGAATTGAATTAATATATTAATATATTAATATTATATATATGTTGAGTAAATCACAAAAGAAGTCATTGCGTACTAAAGCAAGGAAAGATAGAAAGGACAGAAGAGCTAAGACATTGAAGCGAATGGGTAAAGAAAGAGCTATGCGTAAAAAAATAGCAAAATTAAGTAAGAAAAAAAGCCGAATGAGTAAGCGTAGTAGTGGTATATTTAACACATTAACTAAATCTGTGAAATCGATCTTTAAGCGATCTCGAAGAGTGATTCCATTGTCCGGTGGTAAAAAGAAGAAAACCAAAAAGAATGCCAAAAAGAAACATAAGAAAGTCAAGACTATGAAACAAAAAAAACGATAATATAATTACAAATAAAAATATGCAATTATATTATATGCCAAAATCACATAAAAGTAGATCTAGAACAAAAATTGAACCATCCGCATCAAAAAAAGTAAAAGAAAGAAAGATAAGGAAAGAGGAAAAAAAGAAGAGAAGAAAAGAAGTAAGTAGAAAATACGATGTTGCTGCTAAAACTGTACCTGCGAGCGCGTCTTGTGCTGGAAAAGCGTGCGTTGTTGCGAGTGGATGTGGTGCGGTTGCCGCTGTCTCTTCGTGTAGTGTAATGGGTGGTGGTAAAAAAAGAAAGACACAAAAGAAGCGTCGTTCTATGTGTACCCGTTTGACAAATAAAGAATGTACGCAACCAAGATATACCAAACGGTGTAAGGTTACAAAATCAAAAAATAAGGGTAAAAACGCCAAACGTTCTCATTGTCGAACTAAAAAAAATAAAAGAAGGAAGTAAATAAAAATGTTTTATTATTATATAGAAATGGTATCAAAAACGATGCGTTCCAAAAAATCACATGCCAAAAAGGCAAAAACGATGAAACGAAAACATTCCAAGAGTAAAAAGAGTAAATCGACCAAAAAACGTTCGACTCGAAGTAAAAGAAAGACCATGAAGGGAGGATTCGTGCACGCAATTAAGGAAGCAATTGTTCCTTTGTTTTTAACTGCTAGTGTAATTAAGAAAGGTAAAAAGAAATCAAAGAGCAAGTCCCGCTCTAGTAAGTAAATTTGATATTTAATAACAATAAATTAATAATATTTAATGTTATTTGTAAAATATAGTAAAATATTGTAAAATATAGTAAAATATTGTAAAATATAGTAAAAGTTATATACGATAAAAATAAATATATTAAATACTATTATTTAATATAACTAATGAATTTCGAGGAAGATGTTAAAAACTGGGTAATGATTGATAACCAAATCAAACAAAATTCACAAAAGGTTAAGGAATTGCGTAAAACAAGGAATCACCTAGGGACCAAGATTTTTAGTTATGCCGAAGATAATAATTTAGAAAATGCTGTTATTGAAATATCGGATGGAAAATTAAAATTTCAGCAACAAAAACAAACTCCCCCATTGACATTTAAGTTTTTAGCAGAATGTTTAAATGAATGTATTCAAAACGAAGAACAAGTGTCCCAAATCATTAAATTTGTCAAATCAAAGAGAGACGTTAAATATGTGAGTGAAATTAAACGATTTTACAAGGGTTAAATAATAAACATATTAATATCATTAATATATATATTATCATGAATAACCGAAACAATGAAATCATAAACCCAGGCATAAGTATGAAACATTTAAATAGTATAAGTAAAGACATTTTGAGAAAAATAGGTCATTTGAGTGTTCCGGCTGGATTGTACAGTAATTTAGATAAAAAACACACTATGGGCGATAGTGTAGTAATACCCGTAATCAGTAGGGTATTAAATGATTCTGTCAATGATGGAAATGACATTATTGATACAGGAATATTCGATGAACTTATCGATTTAACCTCTTCTCGTACAAAATCACAGACCCGTAAAAAAAATAAAAAGAAAAGAGCAGCCGGAATCTCAAATATTATAAAGATTAAGACAATCATTGGTGGAGGGAAAACCAAAAAAAATAAAAAACATTTGAGAAATAAAACCAAAAAAGGTAATAAGAGAAGAAAACGATAAAAACAAATTAAATATATTATAAAAATAATATATTTAATGATTTGATTAGATTGATTCGATTAGATTGATTCGATTAGATTGATTCGATTCGACTATACAGTATAATAAGCATTATGATTACAATTACCATTTCCATTTATCAGTGTTGAATGGGTTGATTTTAATTTCATTGTCTTTTATTTGCTGTTTAAATTTGTTAACATTTTTATTGAATTCTTTGTTGGTTTCGGTCATTGGATACTGTTTTTTTGACATTTCATTCAATAATGCCAGATCGAATTCGGTCGCCGATGGTTTTACACCAAAACAATTTACACCAAAACGCGCGTTGCTATTCTCAATGAATCCGCCATTTACACCTGGTCTACCACAGTCATTTTCATGACCGTCTATTTTTTGAAGTTCATTCCAGGTAGTTTTCTGTGTTGGGAATAAAATCATTTGGTCTTTGGACCATCCATATCCGCACCACTCACCGCCTTCTTCGTACGTTTTTTCCAATTGATTGTAATTTGCGACTTCAGCATCGTACGCTTTGCAAACCGCCTTTGCTTCATCATAGGTGTAAATATTATCTTTTATGTAAAAGACTTCTTTTTTGTCCTTATCGTCCTTGGTAACATCATTGATTGACCTGTCTGTTTTTGGTGTTTTATCCTTTTTTATCTTAGGCAACGTTTTGGTAAGTAAATCTTTTGATTCTTCGCTTAATTCAATTCCTACTTCAGGAGTTCCAGACAGCGCATTCTTCAACGATGCCTTTGCTTCGATTCCAAAGAAATACTGTAGTCCATTTGCAAGAAAAAGAAAAACAAAGACCGACCATAATATTATCTCTAAAATATTACTACCGGCCTGTGGGTCAGACCCTGAATTACCTAAACTACTAAATAAAACAGCGAAAACAACCAATACTACTAAAAAAACCATAATATTAGTACTATTAAAAGAATCTCCGACATTCTTATTTATTTGCTTGTGTAAATTATCAAATGATTTTCTGGGAGAGATATCAACTGATTCCATATATATATAATTAACTTCATTTTTTTTTACGATAGAAAAAGCAATAAGCTTGTTTTGTTTTCATACTATTGAAATCCTTTATCTTAGAAACTTCAGTGTCGTTGAAATGGTACCAACTATTATTTGCGTTTTTTACAAACGATGTGTAATGTCCCCCATGTACCCCTCCCATATGATTACATATCCCAAATAATTCGTAGACATAACTATTTTTATTGTATCCTATCACGTATTTGCTTAAATCTAATGTTTCTTCGAAATCAACTAACGCATTGTTTTTTCTAATGGAAACACTCGAAACATTGAATCGTTTAAGAGTTATTACCATAATATGCGGTAAACTCCAAAAATGGATTGATTTTTCAGCAGATTCCTTTTCGTTTGTTTTATCGTTCAAAATTCTATTGTCGCCGTCCAACGTTTCTATCTTTGTATATAGATCGAAACAATCATTAATGTGGTGTGGCTTATTTTCCTTTGTGAGAGGTATGGTTATATTAAAAAAAGGTTCCGGAACTATATTTATATAATCACTTTCCAATGACTTTATTTGTGATACATGAATGCCGTAAAACAAGTCAATAAATTCAGAATATTCTTTGCTATACATATTTTTCATCATTTCAAAGCATTTTTTTGCCAAAATATCTGTATTGGACTCCGGATTTCCAGTTATATTCATTTTTACCTCCCTTTTTATTGAATTATTAAAACAATCAATTACAAAGCCTAGAAATTCAGTTAAATCATTTTGCGCGAATCCTGTAAAAATATCCTTGTCCTTGATTTTTGCAACACGCTGGATCTGTCTAACAAATCCATTTGGTGATATTATGCAATTTTCACTCCACATCAATTTTCTTAATTTGTCCCATTCTATCAGTATTAAGCTGTCTGGTATTTTGTTTATTTTTGATTTATAAGCCCCTTTCTGTAAGAAATTATTTAATTCATAACAATGCGACAAACATTGTAGTGTTGAATTTAAAAAACAAGTATTTCCTAAATTTGCCAGTCCGGTCAAACCCCTATTTTTATAATTATCGTCGGTTTGTTCTATCTGTAACGCCATTATATTAATAAAATAATTTACATTTAAACATATTTTCTTATTTATATTATTATGAATAATGAAATGGGGACATTGACAAATCTTATACACAGACATTTGGATATTTTAGATAATTATCACAATAACGTTCATGAGGCGATGTCTGGTATTAATACTTGTATACAAGAACTATTACAGATTCAAGGTGGGAGAGATAGAGATGCGCGATTGTTTAGAAGGAGGGCAACCACAAATCCATTTTATATTAGACCACCTCCCAATTCAAATAGAATAAATAGAACAAACAGAGTAAGTAGGGGGGACGCGGAGAGGTACCGGGATTCTGTACGAACGAGGAGAGGAGGGCTTAACAATATGAGAAGAACAACAGGTGTACCTTCTTCTTTGCGGACAGGGAATGATTTAAATAGAGATAGAGATAGACACAGAGACATACAACATACTAACCGACAAAATTCACGTAGAGGAACGCGAACGCAGCCGCGTCGCAGAATGACTTTACAAGAATTTATAAATACAACCTTAAATCAGGGGAACCCGCGCATTCCAGCAGAGCATAATGATATCATGCACCAAACAAGTATAGTGTCGTTTCAGGATTTGTCCGGCACGGATAATCTTGTTTGTCCTATCTCATTGACTACGTTTGACGCGTCCAGTAATATTCTACGTATAAATCATTGTAATCATGTATTTGACGCGGCGAGTTTGATGAGATGGTTTCGTGAAGATTCACGGTGCCCTTTGTGTAGGTATAATATCAGCAGGAATAGGGATAGACATAGAAGAGACGAAACAACCGCCACACAAACAATTGACATGCCGAACACCGTTGAAGACGCACTCACCAACATACCAGATTTATTAACCCCAGACATATCGACTGATACAGGCACCATTATTTATGATATTTCATTCTCGATCCCACATTTGTTTGGGAGAGATGTTTCGGATAATGAAATTAATACTGTAATAGACAATATTACAAATACAATAACAGCGTCCATGAATAATACATTATCTCAATACAGACAACAGACCGATGATGATGCGGATGCTGAAATTATAATATCTAGTATGGATAGAGTAAACAGTAATAGTTCCGCATTGGGGGCTATGGAAGACGATTATAGTAGCGACAGTGAATTGGACGCAATTGTAAATGAGTTAGATATGTAATGTAATCCGATACATCGTGTTTGACTGATAAAATGATTGAATAAATTGATTAAAAATTATAATTATATTCATTAATATAATTATAATGACTTTACAAATAAACCATGAGAGCGATGAACCGTATTTTGTTTTATGCGATAGGTGGAATGAAAGTAAGTATGGAACAACAAGCGAAGAATCGTGTAATATGAGATTGATAGAATACCTGAAAACAAAGTACTTAGTCCATGACTCATTTGAAACGTATGGCGAGTTAATTGATTACATGTATGAAAATAGATATGTTATATTCAGCCAAGAAGCCTCGTTCAGGTTTATGTTAGTCAAACGTGAGTATGTATTTGCAGATAGATATTTCGCATTAAGACACAATGGAGTGATTAAATTTCAAAAATTATGGAAAAAATATTATAGTGATAAGTTGATTAGGTGTAAGAATGTGAGACGATTAATGATGAGACAAATTACAGGGAAAAAAATAAGATGATTTATAAATGATTATAAAAAAATATAAAAAATATAAAATAATAATTTTTAATTTTTAATTTTTAATTTTTAATTTTTAATTTTTAATTTTTAATTTTTAATTTTTATTTTAATGTTTAATCACTAAGCATAGCCGGAGAAGAATGATTTCATTGCTAGGTTCTTTTTGTTTGAAGCACATTTTTTAACGGATGTTTGGAATATTATTTTATTGATATATTTTTCACGCTCTTTTGTCTCGTATCGCATGCTTTTACCAGCGTCGTCTTTGTATTTTCTTTTTATGCTTCGAATCTGTCTCTTAAATCCTTTTAGATTAGACTTAAATTCGGTAATTTGCTCCAAAACCAAACAAAATACTTGCATAACTGGTTTCTGTATTTGATTTGTAATGTAGAAAGAGAAGTCTGGTTTTAAGTTTTTTTTCATGATATAATTGGGATCTTCTATTCTATCTCCCTGTAATTTTACTCTACCCTTTGTTTGTATGTACACGTATGGTACGCGACTCCCTACAGCAGGTTTGTTTCCTGGTTCTCGTTTACCTATTCTTTCAGCCAGAACTTTGTGTGCTATTTGATTTGGCTTTTTGTAAAACTGACGCAATGATTTCGATATTATCAATTTATCCAATGAGAACTTTTCAGCAATCATATCTAACAGGAAGTTCTTTGTGAATTCAACAGCCTTGTCTACATTCTTTTCCTTCATGAGTATATCTATGATACCACCATAACAATCTTTGACGATTGGTGCGTTGTCCCTCCGCTTCAAAACAATCCCCATTGATTTTCTTTTACATTTGTGTGGGTTATGTTCGTACAACATACCAACATACCTTTTTTTTGACAGCAACAAGAAGGGCATAAACGTTTTTTCATATTCCAAATCATGAGGCAGCTTCAAATATTTTGTTGCCAGCTCACCTGCTTCAATAGCCAATTCTATTGTTATTTCCAATGCTTTTTGTCCTTTAATCGGGACGCCTTCCAATGTCTCTGGATTGAATTTAAAGAAGATAGAGTCTGTGTCTCCATAAACGTATTCAGCATTTACTTTAATCTTACCATGTGATGTGTCTGTTATATGATTTGTGTAACATTTCTCTATTATATTTTTACCGTAAATGAGTAGCTTTCTACCAGTGGCAGTGGTGGAAGCAGCAATATCTTTCTCGTAAAATGCGCTCGTCTTTGCCCCGCACTGACCGTAAAGCGAGTTGGCAACAATCTTCTTAGAGAGCTGCCTCTTATCCAATACATTTTTCATAAAGTCATTGAATCTATCTTCAACAAAGTCTACTTCTTCGTTTTTAATTTGTTTTACAGTCTTATCTTCTTGTAATATTTCATGATGTGTATCTGTTTTTGTAAGAAGTCCTGTAAACGTAAGGTTGTCTTTGGTAGTTACTATCTTATGCTTTGCTAATTTCCTAGTGGCTTTTCTGGAAGCAAGCAACTCAGACAGAACACTAGGCATAATCGCCTTTTTACCATCAGGAAATTGTGCGTATCTACATATTTTATGCCCTACCTTTACTTTCTTAACAGCTGCCGATGGTCGTGGTCTTATAAAAGAGAATGTGTCGTATTTTACATCTACGTATTTATACCCTGGTAAATTATCATATACAAAATTACCACTTGGATCACGTAATCCCCAAATTTTTGGTTTATTTGTTTTTGGATTGATTAAAAGTTTACCGTCTAAATCATATTCCTTAGTCCAAACTTTACTATCGTGTGATATGTTTTCGCTAATCATACAGCTGGGATACAGAGAACTATAATCCACGCACGCAACCGGGTCGTCCGGATAGAATCCCACCTTCGGGTCAAGAACAATCGCTCCTTCGTAACCTTCATTTGAATTTACCTTCTCCATGGCAGGCATCAGCGTATTCATTTCTCTACATTTTTTGGCAATGAAACTAAGTAGCTTAATCCCTTGCCCCCTCATAATTATAAAATTCATAGGAATACTACAGATAGAAGCTAATTCCGATACACCTGTAAGCACGTCATTCTTTTTCATAAGAGTATGGCAGAGGTTACAATCCTGAAAACAATATTTTGCAATAATGGCTCGTTTATCCGGCCCTTGATTCGTATACTCAAAGATTTGATGATGGTTGATATCGTCCTTATTTAAACACCATTTGATTTTTAATTTTTTATCAATGCTGATAGTGTGGTTAATTGTAAATTCCTTCTTAACAGTATCTATGCTTGTTATTTTGAATTTTTTTCCATTTTCATACATGTCAGAGGAGTGTGATATCATTTCAAACGATACAAAATGCCCTGCTTTCAACCCCATTAGATTGGAACTTTTCACAGTAGTATACCCGTTTTCACACGAATAATCGCTTATGTAATCGCTGATGAAATGAGAAGCAACGTAGTCTAATTTATACGATGGTAGCTGGACCTCTTTTCTGAAATAATTTAATAGGTCGATTTGAAGACGTCCGGGGATGGAGAGGAATGTGTCTTCGTATTCACCGCTTGCTACCTTAGTAGTCGAGTGTTTAATAGTACAATCGGTTTTTAGTTCATGTTTTTTTGTATAACGGTTGAATTTTTCAACGCATTTGTTTCTAGACATTTTGATAAAATCGTTTGTTATGTTTAATTCGTCCGCTCTGTGAAGCATAAACTTCCAATCAAAACCAAAGATATTGTATCCAATAATTATGTCGGGGTCTTCACGATTGATTATGTCGGTCCATGCCAACAATACTTCTGCCTCCGTATCGTACGTCTCTATTTCTCTATTAGGGACTTCTGGGGTGTCGTCGCATGAATTCAACACTATCATATGATTCAAATAACTCTCATCTTCATTGCATTTTATAAAAGTAGTCCCAATAAATGTAACCATATCTCCTTCTAGGTATGGCATGTATCGATGTTTTTTAAGATTTTTATCTATATTATCATCTCCGCCCGTGAGAGCTATATCAATTAACGTCTGTTTATCGGACGGGTCAATATCAATTGAATTAATTATTTCCATTATTGTTTTATTTTTGTATTTTCTAAGGAGCAACAATTTATCCAATAATTTTTCATCATTATCAAAGTTTGTGAGATATACTTGTTGTTCTATAGTAAGTTTATTGAAATTATCGACAATAGAATTTATTTCTTCGACGGATGGATTTTCATTTTCCTTAGGATATAACTTGCTAATATCATACTTGTACTTGTCTGAATGTGAAAATGCGTCCAGTAAGATATCGGTTACCAATGATATATTCTTATCCTTATCCTTATCCTTATTAGTGCTTTTTGACAAATGCTTTTTGTGATACAGGTCAATAAGCTCGCCTAAGAACTTTTTATATGTTTTTTTAGGAAGGGGGAAATCACCATGACTGGACGAAGCCTCTATATCATAAGAGGCTATCTTAATGGGAATTCCATCTTCCTTATTCGGCTGGGGTATGATGTTTTTATAAGAAGATTCGTACTCGTAATCACAGTTGGATAATTTTGTGGCATCTCTCACGGTGGAAGGCATGCGTTTAAATGTGATCCAACCAGAAGGAGACATATTTTGAATATGGAAGAACCGAATGAACGGGGGTAGTTCTGATTCATAGAGATCCATTTTAATACTGTCTATATTCTGTAATCTTGTTTCCGTCCAAAAACTTCTTCGTTTTTTAGGATTGAATTTGAACTGTTGAATACTGGGATTAACCAATAGCCCGTTATTCAGTTTGGAGTGGATCAATTTAATGTCTCGTTCTTGAAAATGCCCGTAAGGAGTGCCGTTCTTTGGTCCAATGGTATACATCTTTCTGTTAGTCTTTTCTTCGTAATATATCCGTTTGATAACCCCAGATTGTTTGATTTTCCTTACATATACCATATCGTCTACGCTTGGGGCAGTCCATAGACGACGCACCTGATTGAACTCATGCATAGAAGGAAATGAAATTTTCAAGAACAGATATTCCTTGTTATTGTCGAAGCCGTACAGTGTGTTGCGCTTTACAATTTCAACCGAATCAATATATTCAATGTATTTACCGTCTTTAATTCTTAGATAATTACATTTAAAGTTGATGTAGTCCCTGATTTCATTGATGCTTTGTTTTTTATAACGCAGGCATCGGTTTGGAACCTTTATGTAAAAGAACGGTTTGAAATCGTCGATGATAACAGAGTATGTGTTACCGTTTTCATTCATACCGAACAGTTGCATGCGAAATGCTTTGCCCTCGTCGTCGTATACATTGTCGAGTTTTATATCGATTAATTTGATGGAGGGCGTGGACGTTGGTTTGGAAGATGCTGTCTTGTTTGATTTCATTTTGCTTTTTAGGTCGGACACTTTTGATTTTTTTATTTTCAATTTCTTCTTTGGTTTTGCGGTTGAATGGGAAGGCATGTTTGATTTACTAGAACTCATTTTAGTATGGTATTATTTACTAAATAATATTTAATTCAATTTTATTTATAATGAAAAAAAAGCTATTTATGGGTGTGTAATGGGATATATAATGAAATGTAATGTATAGTATATGCGTGTAATCGATTTGTATAAGCATGTTTGTAGGTAATATATATTACATGTTAAACAGGAAACCCAGTGAAAACATTGGGGCTGTCAGGAAAGCCGTAGATAAATTATCGACTAGAGCGGGGCGCCTCCCTTCTATGTAATGCCCTACAAATTGGAAGACCCATGCGGACACAGATATAGCAAATACAATATAATTTACTATAAATCTGCTTTTGAACTTATCCATAAGGTATTTTTGTGTTTTATCCATTGCCTGTATCGCAAACTCTAAATAGAACATCATTGTAAAACCGACCGTCCAAGACCAGGTGAAATAATAAACACAATAGAATAGTTGTGCTATACTAAGAAGCCTGCTGGAATAATTTACATCAAGACGCGGGGGGCGATTCAAGAGCGATTCATCGTCGTACACCAGATGCAATTTATCGAGAAAATGGCACATAGTAGTTACAATTATGGGTATGGTAATGAAATGTATGATTTTATTAATCAAATTTGAATGGTACGCGCTATACTCTTCAAATCTAGATAAGTGGGGATTACAGAGACAGTTAACAGAGGATTGGGCGTTCATTGTGGTATTAAAATAATTAGGATTCATAATTTGTGTGTTTGATGCTTAAATAAAATGATTAATTTTAATCAATTTTATTTAATTACTGGAATATATTCGTCGTATAAATACAGTATAATGTATGTTTGTTTGTTTGTGTGTGGGTATTGTTTACTTTTTACTTTTTAGTGTTGCGTTTTGATTTTTTTCTTTTAGTGTTGCGTCTTGATTTTTTGCTTTTAGCGTTGCGTTTTGATTTTTTGCTTTTAGCGTTGCGTTTTGATTTCTTAGTTTTGCTTTTGCGTTTTGATTTTTTACCCTTTTTAACAGAAGTTTTGATTTTTTTTGATACACACGAAGCGATGCCAGGCATATTTTTATATTTATTGATATGTTCTATAATAAGGTATTCAGGCATGCCTCCTAATTTTTCATGTAATGTTTTGTTGTCTTTTATAACGCGAATTGTGGGGAAACCTTGGATGTTCGACAAATTAAATTCATGGATGCTTGTGTCTTGTACTGTTCCTAATATTATTTTTTTCTTTTTTCCGGAATCGGTCTGATTTTTAATATATTCTACAATAGTATTGTTCCAAATTGGTTTGAATTGCTGACACGCGCCACACCAATCGGCAACAATAGCTACTATTATTATGTTTTCAGGGTCCTGAAATGCCTTTTTCATTTTATTAACGGATGATGTATTGTCGGAACGAACGTCTATTTTTTGCATTTATATATATTGTTATAATAATTTACAAAATAATGTAATTTACAAAAGATTGTAATTTACAAAAGAATGGAATTTATGGAAATTTATAAAAAATATAAAAAATATAAAAAACTATATATATAAATGATTAGTGAAGAAACAGGTAAATCGATTAAAATTTTATTGGCTGTTATTATATTTGTTTTAGGAATAGCACATATAATGCGGTATTCGAGAAAGGAGGTGGTAGAGGGTTACAAAGGTAAAAATAAATGCCCTAATTTATTGGTAAAAAAATATAACAAGTATCATTTGGTTAACACGAACGCAAAACAAATTCCAGGTGTAAACCCGATTGAATTTAATAGTTTGGACGAGTATGCTACATTTGTCAAATATCAGAAAGACAATGGAATCAAATGCCCCATTCTATACTATGAAGAATCATACGACGCACAGGGGAACAGAGGATACAGGCAATATGCCGGACCAATTGACCGTGATGGTGGTATTCCCAGCGCAAAAATAAATGAGCTTGATAAAGATATCTCTGAGGAAATATTGTTGACGGACGCCAACAGAGACAAAGCACCATTTAATCAAAATAATTATGCTGGATTTGACCCAGACGACCAGGAAATTGGAATAGTAACACCTTTGGATAATGTTAAATCACAACATAATCCTTCTTCAAACGCAATGGACAATAATTGGGGAGGGAGAGAATACACAGATAATATGATAGATGCGGGTGAGTTTGATGGACGTAAAAGGACTTTGAAATAAAAATATATAATTTAATGATATGTTTTTAATTATATATTTCAAATTATTATATTGAATTATTGTGTTAAATTATTGTGTTGAATTATTGTGTTGAATTATTGAGAAGTTTCTGAAGTTTCAGTT